GGATAAGGTACTTGGAAGACCAACGGGACAGGGCTATGGTGCTGCTCGTAAAGGACCAAGTGTTACAGGTAAAGAAAGTGATGTAGTAGTTGAAGAAGACTATTCTCAAGGTAAGTCTTTTAAAGTTTCAATAGGAGAGTAGTTATGACTAGAGAAAGTATTCTAAAAAGACTGGATAAACTAAAAGAAAGAAAAAAGAATAATCCAAATTATCCTCAAGCAGCTATTGATAAAGAGCTTAAATTCTGGCAAGGTCAATTAAAAAAATTACCTACAAGTCTAGCTAACATTAAATTTAACAAGCCAGATGATTTTGCAAAAGATATTGTTAAGAAAAAAAGTCCAGTTAAACCTCAATCTGATGTTATTAAAAGTAATAAAAAAATGACAGATGAGTTACAAAGACAAAAAAAAGTTAAAGAGAATAAAAAATTTAGGGCTGCATATTTAGGAACAAATACATCTTCTAAACCAAAAAATAAAAAACTTGTAGATAAAAAGAAAGTTAGTCCAAAACCTCCTGTTATTAAAAGTAATAAAAAAATGACAGATGAGTTACAAAGACAAAAAAAAGTTAAAGAGAATAAAAAATTTAGAGCTGCATATTTAGGAACAAATCAATCTTCTGAACCAAAAATTAAACCTTATGTTAAACCAAAACCTCCTGTTATTAAAAGTAATAAAAAAATGACAGATGAGTTACGTAGACAAAAAAAAGCTAAAGAGAATAAAAATCTAAATAAAGGTCCAGATAAAACTAAGAAATCATCAGTTGAATCTAAAGCTAGAGAGACTAGAAGTTTTAATAAAATTAAAGGTCCAGATAAAACTAAAAAATTACCAGTTAAAATTAAAGCTAAAACAGGTCCAGCTAGAACAGTAGCTGAAGCACAAAGAAGAAATTTAGATACCTTTACAAATAAAAAAGGTAAAGTCTTAGCAGCAATAACTAAAGAACAATTAGCTAAAACTGGTAAAGGTTTAACACCATTATTAAATGCTCAGAAAAAATCTGGTAAAAGTTTATTTAAATATTTAGAAAGTGAAGGAATTATAAAAAAAGGAAAACCAACTACTAAAAAAATGGGTGGTGGTAAAGTTTTTCGCAGAGGTGGTGGTCAAGCCTTACGAGGATTTGGTAAAGCTACTTACTCTAATAAGATGTATTAAGAATGCTAGGATTAATATATGAAATGAAAACTCGTATGGAAAATACATATGAGTTTAATAAAAAATATAAGAAGTCTGTTATAGAAGGTTACGATGACTATACACTAATAGATCATGATGTTATTAAACCAGAGAAGAAATATTACCCAGATTGGGAAACATGGTTTAAAGCTAATTGTGATTATTTAGTTAAAAAATATAGGTACACATATGGCAGTAAAGAAAAAAAGAAAGCCTAGTAATATGAAAGGCATTACGATTGGTAGGGGGATGAAACGTCCTACTAAGAAAGGTGCTGGTATGACTAAGAAAGGTGTAGCTAAATATAGAAGACAGAACCCCGGTTCTAAACTAAAGACTGCTGTAACTGAGAAGAAACCTACTGGTAAGAGAGCAGCAAGACGTAAGAGTTACTGTGCTAGATCAGCAGGTCAAATGAAGAAATTTCCCAAGGCTGCTAAGAATCCTAATAGCAGACTTAGACAAGCTAGAAAACGATGGAGATGTTAAATGAAGCGACAAAAAAGAGTATGGGATAAGAAAACTGGTGGACTAATATATGTTGACAGTGTTAAAGATTTCTTAGCACAACAGAGTGAAGATAAGGTAGAAGCTCCAGTTGAGAAGGAAGAAGAAATTGTTGAAGAAGAAGAAGAAGTCGTTGAAGAAGAAGCTGACGAAGCGTCAGACTGATACTTTAAAAAAACACTCAGTTCATCATACTGCAAAGCATATGTCTTTTATGAGAAGTGAGATGAAAAAAGGTAAGACATTTTCAACAGCCCATAAAGCTGCTATGAAAAAAGTAGGCCGATGACAAAGTGTAGAAACTGTGGTCATGACTCTCATTGTGGTAATCCACTAAGTCAGACTATTTCTCAAACTTTATCTGGTATAGGTGGAACTAAGGTAGAAGTTTGTAAAACATGTAGGTGTGAAAAGTGTTCACCTAAAACTGATTGGGGTTAGTATGGCTGTAGCAACTAAACGTGATCCTAAGAAATGGGCTAGAGCTAAAGCAAGAGCAATAGCTAAAATGGGTGGCAAGCATTCAGCAAGAGCAATGCAGTTAGCAGTTAAGTACTACAAAGATGCAGGTGGAAAATATAAAGGTAAAAAGAAAAAAAGTAACAAGCTATCTAAATGGACTAAGCAGAAGTGGAGAACAAAGTCAGGTAAACCTTCTAAGAAGACAGGTGAAAGATATCTCCCAGAGAAAGCAATTAAATCTTTATCTGCTAAAGAGTATGCTGCAACAACAAGAGCAAAAAGAGCAGGAACTAGAAGAGGTAAACAGTTTGTTAAACAACCTAAGAAGATAGCAAGAAAGACAAGAAGGTATAGAACATAATGGCTACATCAGGTACATATAACTTTAATCTAGATATAGATGAAGTAATTCAAGAAGCAAGTGAGATGATTGGTGGAGAAGATACTCTAGGCCATGAACCTGCTTCTGCTAGACGTTCTATTAACCTTATGCTTAAGGATTGGCAGAACAGAGGAATACTTCTATGGACAACTAATACCAGCAGTATTACATTATCTACCAGTGTTACTTCTTATAACTTAGATAGTAGTACAATCAATGCTCTTGAGGTAGTCTTACGAAGAAATAACTCAGACATACAGCTTACCAGAATTACTCCAGAAGAGTATCTCCTTATACCATCACCTACTCAGACAGGCAGACCTACTCAGTATAGTATACGTAGAAGTAGAGACAATCCTGTACTATCAGTCTGGCCTATCCCAGAGAACTCTACAGATACTCTACAGTTAGAGATAGTCAGTGAGATGCAGGATGTCAATAAGTCTGCTGATCAAAATGCTGATCTACCTAAAAGATTTCTACCACCACTTACTTGTGGACTAGCTTACTATATGTCGATGAAGCGTCCACTGGTAGCAGATACAAGAATAGCAATGCTTAAACAAAACTACGAGGATATGTTAGCTAGAGCAATGGAAGAAGATAGAGAAAGAGCTTCTCTATATCTATTACCTAGATTAACATTTTATAACTAATGGCAGTAAATAGTAAAACTTTAGCAATGTGCGATGTGTGTGGATTTACTTATCCACATAGAGTAATGAGAATGAATAGTTATGGTCTTTTGGTTTGTCCTGAAGACTTTGAAGGACAATATGATTTAAAGAACAGTCCATTAAACAAAGTTCCAGATGTAAAAGATAATCCTAGAGTTATGAATCCTAGACCTGATGATGGTGGAAGAGGATTAAAATGGAGTGAATACGCAGAATGGGTTACAACGGAAGCTAACTTAAATAGTGATGTTCATGATACAAGATGGAACAGAACAAATAAAACGTGGGTAGCAATATGACAGATTTTAGAGAAAAACTTATATCTAACACATATAGATCAGTTCTTGCTATTAATGCAAGTACGACAGGTTCTGGTGTTACGACTTCATTAGTTCCCATACAAACAGGAGATGGTACTAATACAGCTATTAAGGTAGCTACAAATGCAGTACAAATACATGGAAATACTGGAGTATCAGGTAATCTCTCTGTAAAAGATAAAGTATGTGCTTCAGCCTTCTTTGGAGATGGATCAAACCTTACAGGACTTACAGCTTCTATTGGTGGAAGTATATCAGTAGGTAATGCTCTTATAGATGGAGTAGTCACAGTAACAGGCAATGCAGTATTTGAAGCAGACGTATCAGTTAGTGGAGATCTTAATGTTGCAACAAACGCATCTGTAGGTGGAACTCTGATTAATACTGGAGCAGCTACATTTAGCTCAACTGTTACTGTAGTTGGAGCAGGAACATTCAAGGATGACGTATCAGTCAGTGGTGAACTTGCTGTTAAAGGTGACGTATCTGTAGAAGGTAATGTATCTCTTGGAGGAACATTGGCTGTAACAGGTGCAGGTACATTCAATGCTAAAACAGAATTTAATGATGACGTATCAGTTAGTGGAAACTTAGATGTAACAGGAAATGTATCTGTAGGTGGAACAGCAGTATTTAATAGTAACGTATCTGTAAGTGCTAATGTAAATGTAAATGGTAATGTAACAGCAACTTATTTCTACGGTGATGGTTCTAATCTTAGCAATGTCGAAGCTGAGTTAGGAACAGCTACTAATATATCTGTTGAAGGATTTATACATGCAGGTGGAAGTGTATCTGTAAGTGGACCTTTCAATGTTGTAGGAGCAGCTACCTTTAAGGATGATGTATCAGTAAGTGGTAATACAAACCTTAGTGGTACAGCCACAATAGCAGGAGCCGTAAGTCTTGCATCTAGTCTGAGTGTAGGTGGTGCAGTTAATCTTCTAGGTACAGCTACTATAACAGGAGCAGCAGGATTTCTAAGTACAGTTAGAGTGGCAGGTGCAACCTCAATAGAAGGAGCAGCTTTACTTAAAAGTACAGTCACAGTAGTCGGAGCAGCACATCTACAAAGCACAGCATCAGTTGGAGGTGCAGCTACGTTTGCTTCTACTGTTACAGTGGTAGGTGCAGGTACATTTAAAGATGACGTATCAGTAAGTGGTAATGTAGTTATAGGTGGTACAGTCACAATCAGTGGTGCTAATGTTCAAGCAGCAAATGCAAAGGTATGTGCTTCAGCATTCTACGGTGATGGTTCTAACTTAACAAACGTACCAACATCAGGTGATGTATCAGTATCAACATTAAGAGTAACTCATAATGCTTCCATAGGTGGGACATTATCAGTTGCAGGAGCAGCAGGATTTGGATCAACAGTCACTGTAGCAGGTAATGTAAGTATAGCTGGAACAGGAACAGTAGGTGGTGCATTTGCTGTATCAGGAGGATCAATAGATTTAAGAACAAGTGCTTCAGATCCAGCATATGTTAGATTCTATTGTGAGTCTAATAATGCTCACTATGCTCAACTAAGATCACCACCTCATGCTTCTTACAGTGGTAATATAACAATTACCCTACCAACAAGTACTGTTACAATAGTAGGAACATCAACAACAGATACTTTAACAAACAAAACTTTTGCAGATGCTACTAAATTTGAAGATGCTGTAACAGTTGAAGGTGCAGCACATCTTCAGAGTACAGTCTCTGTAGGTGGAGCAGCAGTATTTGCTTCTACGGTTACAGTTGTAGGTAAAGCTGTATTTGAAGGAGATGTATCAGTCAGTGGAGACATAGATATAGCTACGAATGCCTCAATAGGAGGAACACTTGTAGCTACAGGAGCAAGTCAGTTTGGATCTACAGTTACTGTTGCAGGTGCTGCTATATTTGAAGATAGTGTTTCTGTATCAGGTAATGTGGATGTGGCTGGTAATGTTTCTATAGGAGGTACAACACAGATAACAGGTAATGCTAACTTTGATGGAGATGTGTCAGTTAGTGGAGATGTATCTATAGGAACAAATTTATATGTAGGTGGTACAGCTACTATAGCAGGTAACGCAGGACTTCTAGGATCGTTTAGAGTTAGTGGTGCAACATCACTTGAAGATGCTGTAGTTATGAAGAGTACTGCTACTATTACAGGTAACTCAGGGTTCTTAGGAACTGTCAGAGTTAGTGGTAATACAAGTGTAGGTGGTACATTTGCTCTTGCTAAGTCAGCAGCAGCAACAGTACATACAACAGCTATCAATGGAGTAACCAGTGTATCTCTTAACTTTGGAGGCGCACAAAACTTCTTGACAACTGTAACAGCAGCACATACAATGGCAAGACCAACAAATGCTAGGGTAGGTCAAGTGGGAAGTATATTCTTTGTACAGTCAGGTGGTAGTGGTACACTATCATGGAATGCTTGTTGGAAGTTTCCTGCTGGAACTGATCCTACCTTTTCTACCTCCAATGGAGCAGTAGATAGATTAGACTATATAATAGCATCTGTATCTAGTGATGACACAGGTGAAAACATACAAGCAATACTATCACAGGAATATAGTTAATGTTTAATAATAATTTATTAATGGGTGCAGCAGCAGCAACTAGTGGTGCAAGTTTAGTATCAGTAGATAACTCTGCTTTGTTTAATGGTACAAATTATTTAGCAAGAACACCTAGCTCAACAGGTGTAGAAGAAAAGGGTACTCTTTCCCGTTGGATTTATAGAACTACACCCGGAAATCAAGACAGTGTGTTTGCAGCTTATATAAGTGCCACCCAATTATTTCAAATTTATTTTCCAACTGATGATACTTTACACGTTTATAATTATTCTGGTGGGTATGATTGGCAATTAGCTACAACGCAAGTCTTCCGTGATATTGGCTGGATTCATATTGTTGTGGCTATAGATACAACTCAAGCTGTCGAAGACGATAGAGCTATAATTTATATTAATGGTGAACGTGTCACTGCATTAGCAACAGCAAATTATCCTAGTTTAAATTTTGTAAATGATTTTAATACTTCTAGTGTTGTGAATAATCTTGGTCCATATGATGGTGCTAGTGGAAATGGTGGATTAGAAGGCTATGCTGCCGAAACAGTATGGATTGATGGTCTACAATTAACACCTTTTAGTTTTGGAGAATATGATTCATCTGGTTTATATTGGACACCAAAGAGTTCTGATGACATTAAAACATTAACATTTGGCACGAATGGTTTCTACTTAGACAATACTACAAATGCTCAAACTGATGCTAGTGGTCAGGGGAATAACTTTTCAAATAATGGTAGTGTTACAACAAATGTTCACACTCCAACAAATATGTATGCACTATTAAATCCATTAATGTCTGGGTCAACGGGAACATTTAGTGAGGGGAATAGAAGGTCAACAATACCACCAACTAATACTGCTGTTATATCCAACTTACCTGTTGGTGGGGCTGGTGTAAGTGGTAAATGGTACTGTGAATTTCAATTTAACACTATTGTTGGATATGCTGTGGTCGGTGTTGGAATTATGGATCAATCAAGTTGGCTAGGAAATACTGCTTACTATGAGAGTTCGACCCCGCAATTTGCTGAAGAAGGAAGTCTTTTTACTGAGGGAACTACAAGTGGCTCTTCTATAACTGTAAGTGCTTCTACAACTTATGGCCTAATGTGGGACGAAGACAATTCAATTTTAAAGATAACAGACGGAACGAATACTTGGCAATGTACTTATACAGTTAATGATACCTCAATACCGATAGGCTTTATTTTTGCAGTAAGTAGTGGTTCTGGGACAGGGGATGTCAGCGTCAATTTTGGCTCTCCACCTTTTTCAATATCATCTGGCAATGCAGATGCTAATGGCTACGGAGACTTTGAGTTTGCAGTTCCTAGTGGGTATCTAGCTTTAAATACAGCTAACATAGCATCTAGAACAACTCGCACAGCATCTGATACTAACAAGTATTTCCAGACCGTCCTCTATGAAGGCAATGGAACACAACAAAGAGTAGGTAATTTTCAACCGTTTACAGATAGTTTTACTGTGTCTAAAGGTGCTTTATTTCCAGCCACAGGAAATTTAAGTAGAACATTTGATGAAGCAGGTAATAGACAAATATTTAGTTTATCTACATGGTTTAAAATTGGTCAAACTGGAGAACAAGAAGGCAGTGTAGGAGTTACACTATTTAGTACAAAAAACGGTTCAGCTAATAGTGAGTCAACTTGGTTTGTTGTTAAACTAAATACGTCTAATCAGCTTGTCGTCAGTATCTGGAATGACCTTATTACAACTAGAACTTTTGAAGATACTAGTCAGTGGTATCATTTATTACTGGCAGTAGACACAACTCAAGGTACAACAGCAGATAGAATAAAAGTGTACATCAATGGTGTTCAAGAAACATCTTTTGGAACTGCGAACTATCCAAGCTCAAGTGCTAGTCTCGCATGGGGAGTAGATAGTACAGCACATTATGTTGGTGTACATAATGATGGTAGTAATTATGAGTGGAATGGTTACTTAGCTCAAACTGCTTATATCACAGGAACTCAATTAACGCCTAGTAGTTTTGGACAAACAGATACTAGCTCAAACAGATGGATACCTAAAGATATATCTGGTCTTACTTTTGGTAGTGCAGGATTTTTCTTAGATTATGCAGACTCAGGTAATGTAGGTGATGATGAATCTGGAAATACTAATGACTTTACAAATAATAATACAGTAGTTCAATCAGGAGACACACCGACTGTTAACTGGAATATTATTTTTAATACAGCGTTTTCTGGTGGAACTCTTAGTAATGGTAACAGATCGTTAATAACAGGTAGTTCCCAATATGGTCCAGCTTTAGGATCACTAGGGATAGATAGTGGAAAATGGTATTGGGAAATAAAACCTACAGCTTCATCAACAGCACAACTGTATAGCTTAATTGGCATATCAAGAGGAATAAATTTATCAACAAGTAATAACTTAGGGTATCAAGTTGGAGATTATGGTTACTATAGTCTTGATGGAGATATAGTTACAAATAATAATGGTGCTGGAGAATCATATGGGGTTAGTTATGCTGTTGATGATATAATAGGTGTGGCTTTAGATTTAGATGATAAAACTATTACATTCTATAAAAACAATTCTACGCAAGGAATAATTAAAGGTTTACTAGATGGGATGTATTATGCAGCAATGGGTGATTGGAATAATAGTGGAACAACATCGTTTGAAGCACGGTTTGATTCTTCTATGTGGAGTTACTCAGCACCAACAGATCATATAGCTTTATCTCAAGATAACATAGCTTCATCAAGTCAATTTATATCTGCATTTAGTTGGATTAAGAATAGAGATGCGACTGATAACCATATGTTGTTTGATCGTGTACGTGGAGCAACTAAAGACCTACATTCAAATAGCACAGCCGTTGAAGTTACAAATTTAGAAACAGTGCAACGATTTCTAGCTGGTGGTGTTCAAGTAGGCAATGACGTTGAAGTTAATACAGCTAATGAAAGCTATGCTCTCTGGAACTTTATGATAGAAGCTACAGGTAGTGGATCATCTTTAACTGGTGGTGATATTAATACAACTGCTTTAGTTGATACTACATTAGGCATGGCTGTAGGTACATATTCAGGTTCAAATTCTAATCAAACGATTGAAACGGGTCTAACAAATCCTAAGATGGTCATGATTAAACGGTTAAATGCTACATATAATTGGGCAATTTGGCATGAAGGTTTAACAGACGATTATAATTTATTTTTAAATACAAATGCTGCACAAGTTGATAGTGACTATTTTGATACTTCACAAAACACATCGACATTATTTTATCTTTTAGGAAATAGTAACGCAACCTCAATTTCTGGTGGAAATTTTGTTTACATGGCATTTGCTAATTCTCAATTCATCAGCATAGGGACATACGAAGGCAACGGAAATGCTAATGGAACATTTGTCCCAACTTTAAACAGTTTGGGTGTTCCTATTCAACCAGTATGGGTTTTATTAAAAAGTATGGATCATACTCAGAGTTGGTGGATTAGAGATACTGCACGAAATCCATATAATGTAGTAAATAAAGAACTATACCCAGACCTGACTAATGCGGAAGCTACCAGTGCTAGTATGGATATAGTAACAGGAGGGATAAAACAAAGAGTAAGTAGTGATTCTAATTCTTCTTATACATATATATACATGGCAATAGGAACACCCATTATTGATACTGATGGTAGAATTATAGCTGGAAGATAATGGTAGTCGCAGAAACACTAGCAGGATTGGCATTAATAAATAGCACAGTCAAAGGAATTAAAAGTGCAATAGGAACAGCTAAAGATATATCTTCTATTGCAGATGACATTGATAATTTATTTAAAGGTAAAGAAGAAGTAAAAAAACAAGCACATCCTATAGCAAGTAAATGGGATAAATTTTTAGGTAAAACTTTAGGATCTACTGCTGATAAACTATCAATAGGAGCTATAGCTAAAGAAACAATAGAAGAAAAATTAGCAGAAGAACAAATTCTTAGAGTACAAAAAATGGTTAATCAAAGATTTGGTTATGGTACTTGGGAAGAAATACTTTTAGAACATAACAATAGATTAGAAGAACATAAGAAAGAACTAGATAAACAGAAAAGAAAAAAAAGTGAGTTAACTAAGAAGTGGTATAAAGCTTTAGAAATTATAGGAAGTGTTATCTTAATTGTTGGTGGTTCTTTCGTTACTTTTTATATAATTATATCTAACATGAAGAAATAGGATACAGGAGAAACAAATGTTTTTATATAACAAAACTACAGAGATTAAACCGGGAAAGGGGTGGAGAGATAAAGATGGTGTCTTACATCCTAAGAACTGGAATATCTGGAGTGATGATCATAAAAAAGCTATGAATATAGAAGAGATTACTCTAGATGCTAAACCAGATGGTAGGTTTTATAACTGGATAGATAATGGTTTAAGTGGTATATCTGATATTAAAGCTAAACCTTTAGATGATGTTACTACAGATGGAAGAACTGTAAAAGGTATACGTCAAGGATATATTCAACAAGTTAAAGAACAACAAGGTTCTTTACTAGCTATGACAGATTGGGCTGTAATTCGTAAGGCTGATGCAGGAACAGATGTACCAGCTAAGATAGCTACATGGAGAGCAGCTATAAGAACTAAAGCTACTGAGATGGAAAAAGCTATTACAGATGCAACAGATATGGATGCATTTATAGCTCTGTTTGTATCTTGGGATAAAGATGGCAAGAAGTCAGGGATCCTATTTGATTGGCCTGAGTTGGAAGAGTAATGTATAAAAAAATTATCCTAAGTATCCTATTTATTTTAATATCATTTCCTGTATTAGCTGAAGATCCTTTAGTAAAAAAAGAAAAAATTGAATTACCACTAACACAATTAAATATGGTTGTACCTGTAAGTTGTGGTCCAACAAAAGATATGGAGAGAGTATTTAAAAAAGATCAAATTGTATTTACTGGATTAATGCAAAATCATAATTTAATTGAAGTATTTCTTAATGATGAAGAAGGCTTTGCAATTATAATGAAAAATTCAGCAGGTTTATCTTGTTTATATTTTAACGGTATACCCGGAATAGTGAAAGAAAAGGCAAAGAAAACTAGGAGTAAGATTAATGGCAAGTACCTATACAACTAATATACGCCTGACAAAGCAGGGTGATGGAGACAATGCAAATACATGGGGAGAGATCCTTAACAATGTATTAAGTCTTGTTGATCAGGCTGTTGGTTCGTATACAACTATAACTGTAGGTGCAACATCTAGTGTAGCACTAACAGAAAATCAAGGAAGTGCAGATCAATCTAGGTCTGCTGTTCTAGAGATTGCAGGTACGGTAGGTGGAGCGCATACTTCTATCTTTGTATATTTACCTGCTGGTGCAGCTAAAACATATGCAATTAAGAATGCAGTCTCAGCTAATACAACAGCTACTGATGCTGTAATACTTAGGGTAGCAGGACAAACACAGAATGTAACCGTACCTACAGGTGGTGTAGGATATTTCTTTACAAACGGTACATCAGTTGATACTCTTAATGCTGCTGGTTTTAGTGCAATAACAACAACTCAAGCTGATGCAAGATATGCAACATTATCTACAACTCAAACAATCACAGGAGCTAAAGCATTTACTAGTACAGTGACAATAACTGGTGGAGCAGTAATGACAAGCACAGCTACCTTTACAGGATCAGTATTGGTAAGTGGACCTGTTAATGTTAATACTGTTACTCTAACAGATGCTGCTTCTATTGCATCTAGCTTTGATGACGGTAATACCTTTGTAGTTACCTTGGGTGGTAATAGAACATTGGCTGCACCTACAAGTGCAAACATAGGACAGTCAGGAAGTATAAGAGTAATACAAGATGCTACAGGTGGACGTACTCTAAGTTATAACTCAGCATGGCAGTTTGTATCAGGGTCTGCACCTACAATGGATACATCAGCAGGAGCGCAAAGCATATTAGTTTATAGTGTTAGAAGTGCTACGACTATTGATGCAGTAATGATACACGATTTTAAATAGGTAAGAGATGACAGCTACGTTAGCAAAATTTGACTTCAAGCCGGGGTTCAATAGAGAAAGCACCCAATATGCTGAAGAAGGTAAATGGTACGATGGTAATCGTGTCAGGTTTCGTTCTGGCAAACCTGAGAATATGCGAGGCTATACGACTAAAGTAGGTTCTTCTTCTGAAACTTTACCTGCTGTTAGTGGTAAGTTTGAAGGATCAGCAAGAGCTTTACTTGCATGGAGAGATAATGGAAATATAAGACGAGCTTTATTCGGCACACCAGATAAAGTTTATGAGTTCAATGGTGGCAATCTTTATGATATAACTCCGTTAACATCCACTGTAGCCTTGACTAGCTGCTTTGGAACTAGTGTAGGAACAACAAGAGTATGTTGTTCTGATGGAAGTCATGGAAGGGCAGTAGGTGATTATGTCTATTTTACTAGTGCGTCTACTACTATTGGTTCTAATATTCTTCTTAATAATGTCGTGTATGCAATCACTTCGATAATAAATACTAATTCGTTTACAATATCAGTTACTAACACGGCTGCTGCTACCTCATCTACATCTGGTGCAGCTAACTTTAATTATTACATAGCTACGGGAACATCCGTACAAACACAAGGACTTGGATATGGGGCTGGATCTTATAACGCTGCTTCTCCTACTTCTGTAGGATTAAGCAAAATAACTGCAACTGGAGGTAATGCATTAGTAACTGTCTCTTGTGCTTCTGCACATGGAGGATCAGCTAATGACTTTATTGTATTTCAAAATACTTCTATTGATAGTATTGCAGCTACTGTAGGTGGTAACTTAAACTTAACTAAGTCAGCAGCAGGAGGACCACAGTTCTCTATTGTTTCTGTGAATGGTACACAAGTTATCATAAGTGCAGCAGCTAATGCAAGTGCAAGTGGTGATGTTACATCTAACTTTAATATGACTGCTTTGATATATAAGCAGACAACTGGATCAGGAACTGGTAGAGCATGGAATGCTGCTGCTACTGTAGGTGAAGGAGTTAATCTAGATATAACACAGTGGAGCTTAGACAACTGGGGTGAAGATGTTATCTTAAATCGTAAAGGTGGTAATATATACTACTTTGATGTAGATGCTTCTACAACACCAACAAGAGCTACCTCAGTAACAACAAGTCCTGTCAGTGTTAACTCTATTATAGTATCACCTAATGACAGACACTTGATTGCTCTGGGATGTAATCAATATGAAGCAACTGCTACTGTGAGTGGTGCATTCAATCCTATGTTGGTGAGATGGTCTGATCAAGATGATCGTACTACATGGAGTCCAGCAAAGACTAATACGGCTGGTGAGGTTGTACTTACAGATGGTACAAGAATAGTAGGTGCAGTGAGATCTAAGAATGCAATTAACATATGGACAGATAACTCACTATGGTTGATGCAGTTTGTTGGTCCACCATTCACATTTAAGTTTAGTCAAGCTGGAACTAACTGTGGACTAGCAGGACCACATGCAAGTATAGATTATAATGGTGTAACCTATTGGATGGGATATGATAACTTCTATTCTAATAGTGGTCAAGTGCAGGTGTTAGATTGTTCAGTACGTAAGTATGTATTTGATGATCTAAATACTACGTACTATGATAAAGTATATACTGGTATCAACTCAGAGTTCAGAGAGATTGTCTGGTTATATGTAGGTGGTACTGCAACTGAATGTAATAAGTATGTGATCTACTCACCAGAGCAAGGATACTGGGTATATGGAGATACATTCTTTACTACCTTTAGGGATAGGGAGATATTTAATAATACACTAACTACTGGTGCTACAACTACAGGTAACTACTTATATGATAATGAACCTGATAATATATATACTGGTGATGGTTCTACGTTAACATCATTCATAGAGTCTGCTGACTTTGATATTGATGATGGTAATAAGTTAATGTTTATGAATAGAATTATACCTGACTTTGAATTGAATGATAATAAAGAGTTGGTTATTAAGGTTAGTCCTAAACAGTTTCCTGAGAGTAGTGTTTTAACAACAGTTTCAAAAGCAATAGATAATACAACTAAGAAAATAGATTTTAGAGCAAGAGGAAGGCAAGCGAAGATTAGGGTATCTTGTAGTTCAAATGGTGCTGATTGGGAATGGGGATCAATCCGACTAGCATTTCAACCTGATGGTGGAAGATAATGGCAAGATATCCTAGTTTACCAATATATCAAGGTAG